GTTTTGACGCTCAGACGATGAAAATGTGCATAGATATCGTGCACGGCTTTAACGAAGCGGTTGGTCTTTATGATCAATCATTTACGACTAGGCGTGGTGCGTATACCATCCTTCACACAGCTGTGTTTCGATACCATGTGATGGGAGACGTGGTATATTTCATCTTCGTTTCCATGAATTCCGGGATCTTTGTAACATCAAGTTTTAATACTCTCGGTAATAGTTGTAGAACGCGAATGGTCTGGTATGAGATCGTTGATAGAGCAGTCAGCCAACAGCTTGCTGACGTGCATGAATTTGTGATGAAATCACGCGAAGATTTCTGCAATTATGGCCGCCCCTCTGTAAAAGAAATACAAGAGAGGAGACTAGCAGTGATGAGTGAAGGACCTGAAGAAGAACCATTGGATATGATAGAGTTCAATTCAATGACCAGCTTCGATGAGAACGTCCGTATTGGATGTAATGGCGATGACATTATTGGAGCGGTTTCAACCCGCGTCAAGCCATTCTTCAATTCTCCTGCTATAGCTAAAGTGTACTTGGCTAAGAATATATTGTACACTCCTCCTGAGAAACCACGGGACTTCTCGGGATATGAGGATGATGGGTTCCGTAAACTCGAACAAGTGCAATTTTTGAAATGCACTTTTCGAAGGGATGAAAATTTTCCAAATTTGATCCGCGCTATGATGGCTAAACGTACCATCGAAGATTTGCCAGCGTGGGTTCGAATGTCGCCGGACGATCGTATAGCGTGCCAACAGAATATTTCTGACGCGCTTGCTTTCGCTTCACATCACGGCGAGGAATATTATTATTCCCTATTGTCCAAGATACGCGAGAGGGGACTTATTCAAAATAAGATCATAGTCCCAGTTGAGCTTTTCGAGGATCACCAAACTAAATTTTATAATGAGTGCGGGGTGTTTTACTAGAAATAGTAATCCACTTGGATACCAACCGTTTCCTGGTCTTTATGATTCATAACAAAGGAGGTACCTCACATTATATAATTTTAGTTCGATCTATACTAGGGTATTGTGCAAGCAATTCTGTCTTAGCGTAATGGCTGTGGCGGTTTGTCCATGCAATGTCTGAGGTTGTGTCTAGTGATCATAGTTGAA